AAAGCCTCTTTGAATGAACGCAGATATCGGGAGACGATAGAAGATAGCTCCATTTTCCATAATACAATGAAAAAGGAGACTACGCCCTGTAATACTCGAAAGACCAAAGATAATGCAGTCTTCAACTTCTCCATGATGTTTCTTAAGGTCATAGAGATATTCTCTTCTGATTTGTGCATATTCCACCGGAATATTTGCATTTAAATAAGCCATAATTTATCACAAGATTATAGCGCCAACTATAAATCCAATTACAAAACATACTATTTCTGTCCTGTACATTAGATGCCATAGGTGAAATTTATCAATATATTTTTTAATCATTTATGCTCCCCCAATTTTTACCACTCTCATAGTCTACTTTGTTAGGTACTTCAAGAGTGACAGCTTGTTCCATGATCTCAATTATCTTTTTAGCTTGTTCGTCGCTCTCAATAGATAAATCAAGTTCATCATGTATTTGAATATGAGGGATTATTCCCTCTTTGTAAAGCTCTAACATTGACTTCTTAGTCATGTCAGCAGCTGAACCTTGTATTAATTTGTTTAATGCTTTGTATGTGTATGCTCTTTTGATCCCCGGTCCATGTTCCCTGAGTGCTTCTTCGTGTGTCATGGCCTTATGCATACCGAATTGATTAGGCTCCCACAGATGAAACCTGCATAGTCTGCCCAGCAACGTTCGTATCTGTCCTCTGTCCTGTGCTCTGTTAGATGCTTTCTCCATCAACTGTTTAACAAAAGGTACACGGTTATGGTAAGTATTAAATAGTTCTGCAGCTTTGTCTTTAGTTACACCTAGTTCTGCTTGTAATTTAGTTTTACCCATACCATAAAATAATCCAAGGTTAATTGTTTTAGCCTGTGATCTAGGTATCTCTGCCATATCTGCTACAGTCTGGTGAAAGTCTGAGTTAGGATCTGTTTCATATGCATCAACTACATCATAGACTGACGGCAACTTATATAATGCTGCGTAGTGCACAACGAGTCTAGGTTCTTGTTGTGAGTAGTCAAAGCAACCCCATTTGCATCCATTTTCGGGCAGGAATAGTGACCTAATTTTAGGGCCTAAATCCTTGTTTCTAGCAGGTATCTGCTGCAAGTTAGGGTTTTGATAACTAAATCTACCTGTAACTGTACCACCTGTTTGTGATCTTAACTGATTAATCTCTGCATGTATTCTACCGTTGTGTTGGTAACGTAAAATAGAATCAATAAATGTTGTGTGTGCTTTGTTAATTTCTCTTGCCTTTGCAATCATATTAACAACAGGATGTTTGTGCTCTTGTAAAAAGTTTTTTGTAAAACTTGGTGCCTGTGTTTTGTCTGTACGTGGATACTCTAGTCTTAACATGTCAAAAACTTCTGCAATAGATCTTGCAGCCCAGATCTGTGTGTCTATGTTTGTTTCTCTTTTTATATTATGTAGTAGTTCTCTTTCTTGTTGTATTAGTTCTTTTTTTATTTTGTGTGCACCTTCTACATCTACACGTACACCTTTAAATCTCATGTCAACTAGACATGGGAATAGTTCTGTTTCTAAATCAAATATATCTTCTAAGTCTTGGTGTATAATTTCTTTCTTCATCTCCTGCCACAAACCAAACGTAGCTTCTGCATCTCGTTCAGCATATGTGCCTACATGCATCGATGGTAATTTGTACATTTCTGATTTAGGATCTATGCCCCACTCTGCTGCAGCTTCTGCCAATGCAGCTTCATTCTTACCAAAGCCAAGATACTTCCATGATAAACTGTTTAAGTCGTATCTAAATCTATTCTCGTCTGTAATCGCTGCGGCTATCATTGTATCTACAATGTCACCATTTATTTTTAAACCCATAGCACGTAACCAACAAACGTCATACATAGCGTTGTGAAATATTTTTGTGCTGTCAGCTGCGAGTATATCTTTTAGCCACTCTAAAACTTTTTTCTTTTCCATATTGCCACCACCCTCATGTGCAATAGGAAAATATCCTTTGTAAAATTTTGTGGCTACAGCCACACCTATAACTTCACCATTACCTATAACAGAACCTGATCCTTTCTTAATAAGATCTGGATCTTTTGTTTCTAAATCTATTGCAATCTCATCGACTTGTCTAAGATCTGGAAATTCTGTGGGTATATTCCACTCAGTCTGTGCTTCAAACTTTGGTATTTTCATAGTCCCTGTCCAGTATCATTTCTAGATAATGTATTGCTTTGTGTATATCTTCTTCCTTTCCTTTGGCAGCGTGCCTGCATATATATTTTATAGCCGATGCCTCTGCGAAAAGCAACCTGTTCTTGTTTACAAACTCACTTGGCTGGATGACCATATCTCGATAATGGGATCCTCCAATTTGCTTTCTATATACTTTAGATGTCATATCCGTTTCTCTCCTGTTTTGCTTCCATGATATAGAGATTTTGTTTAGTTCGTGTTACACCCACATACCAAACTCTATGTTCCTCATCTCTCTTATCTTGATTTTTTTCTACAGCTTCTCTTATTTTTTTTGTGTTATCTAATATAAGTAAAACATTGTCTGCTTCTCCACCCTTTGCTGAGTGTATTGTAGATAGCTTAACTCTTGGTGCGTCCTGTAGTTTCTCGCCATTAGATAACATCTGCCTTATATATAAACTTTCTTCTGGATCTGATTTAAATACTTGATACCAAGGATCTTCAAAAGTAAATCCAAACTCCTCTAGTTTATACAATCTTTCTTCTGTCTTTATCCATTCTATTTCTAAAAACTCAAATAAGTCTTTGCACTCTGTCAAAGATAGTTCGCCACCATTGGTCCACTTTGTGTAGTTTAGAATGTTTCTAAACAATCTTTGTCTGTAACTTTTTCTGTTTTTGTATTCATAATATATTCCACGTTCTTTTAAATTTTCTTTTAGTGCTTCTAGTTTAGAATGTGTTCTACCTAAAACCAACCATGTTCCCTGTTCCAATGGTACATCTTCTATGGCAATGACTCTTTGCACATGACCTTCATCTGTTCTAGGTTGCCACATTTTAGACAACTTTCTGTCATCAGGTATACGTTCTAGTATGCAATTAGCTAGTGTTTGCACGGCTTTTGGCACTCTGTAAGATTGTGGCAAAACTATGTTTTTTGCATTTTCTTTTTGAAATCTGTGTACGTCTGCACCTGCCCAGCCGTAGATTGCTTGGTCGTCATCACCAGCTAAAACAATGTGTTTAGAATGTGTCTTTAATATGTCATACATTTTCCATTGTATTGGAGATAAATCTTGTGCTTCATCTACAAATATAACGTCAAAGTCTGGACACAATTTAGATTGATTAAATTTTTCTATCATATCTGTAAAGTCAACTAGACTATACGCTTTCTTATAAGAGTTTACTTCCTCCGCTAAAATAGAAAGCATTCTCTTATCTATGTTTTCTGAGTACATGTCTGTATTATATTCTTGCATTACATCTACTTCTTTAATTCTTGCTGCGTTTATAATGTTAAAGTATTCGCTATCAGAATCTACAAAGCCAGTCTTCTCTTCTCCATTTGTATAAACAGTTACTTCTATGCCCACACTGCTTCCTATATCTTCATAGTGTTCTGGCTGCATTACATTACTTTTCTTTAATCCTAATTTAGCAAAAGCAAGTGCGTGTAATGTTTTAAAGTATGGTAAATCTTTTGACTGTAACTCTGTGTGCATGTCTAGCATTCTATCTCTAGCTTCATCAGCAGCTTTAGTTGTGAATGCAAAGTATCCTATCTTGTTTAATGGAGTTCCTAATTTATAAAAAGTATTTACATATTTTAATAGCTTAGTTGTTTTTCCTGTTCCCGGAGGCCCGAGTATTTTTCTAATCATATTATATTTACCTCATGTTTTAATTTAGTATGATGTATAGGTACTTCTTCAAAATCTTTTATGCTTATCATTACTACGTTCTTAGTTGGTGTGTTGTATTTTCCTTTCTCTTTTGTCGGGAATCTTTTTTGATCTAAAAATTGTATGTCACATTCTTTGTATGTCTTTCTCATCATGACACCAGTCTTGTCTTCTCCGTGTTTCCAGTTCTTTGCCTTTAGTCTGTCATAAAATTTATCAAACTTAAAGTATGCATAACCATCTTCTATTAATACTGTGCCAGATTTAAAACTTGCATCGTTCATAGCTTTAGGTCCGTTAATTTTTGCGTGTAACAAGTCATGTAATTTTTCTTTAGGTGATGTACCTATTGGAGGATTAATTGTTTTTTGTGTTTTAAATAAGGCTTCTAATATAGTTTGATCTTCTGGACCTTTAATAATTGGTGGTGGAAACCCTGCGTGTTTTGTGATAGCATTCCGCCTCTTTCGTTGATCTGTAACATGTTCTACCGTCTTACAATGCACAGTTGCTTTACCAATACCGTCAGGTCTAGTTACATCAAACTCATACTCTGGGTCTGGATCTATATCTATCTTTCTTAGATTAGTTAACACAGGATAGGCCCCTTTAGATCCTGCTAACACACCAAACTTTTTCTTTACACATATACCTTTTTTACAATATTCACTGATAGGACTTTGTGTGCATGTATAACCTTTTTCTGATTTATTCCATGATCTAAGTTTAGCGTTTAATGTTTGTTGATCCCACGCATTAGCGTGTACTGTCTCAAAATATTTTACTGGTGCATTCTTTACTTTCTGCTGCCAGCTGTCAGGATACTTCATCTTAACAAAAACATGGTAGTTGTACATAAACCTATCTTTGCCATCAAAGCCTGCTTTGTTTGTAATTTTAGATAACAAAGCTAAACATGGTGGACCTTCTACAAATTCTTCATCCACTCCTTCCATAGATTTAACTTCCATGTCATCTGTTATGCTTTTTAAATCTTCTGCTGTAGTTAAATTAGCTTCTGCTACTTTTATAAATTGTTCTAATGTAAAAAATGTGCCGTCTATATTTAGAGCTTTTCTTTTTGTACCCTCAAAATATGGTAGGTTTATAAATTGTCCTGGTTTTAATATCCCTGTTTCCGGGTCCTTTGTTAGTTGTGTTTGCTTAGGAAATATTTCGCAATCAGGTTTAAGGTTAAATATTGGCAATAGATTACTTAAAAAAGAAACAATAAGTGTAGAAGGTACAAACTCTGCCATAAATAAATACAGGTGTAGCCCTCCACTTTTAGATTCTATTGGCACTAATGGTAATTTATATTCTTGTATTGTTTGTAAATAAAATTGCTTGTCGTAGTCTTCGTATTTTTTAGGATCAATATCTATGACACCAAACTTAGCATCACCGTTTTCATTTGTTGGTTGTATACCTACTGATTTATTTCCTGTTAAATGATCTGTGTAAATCTGATCTGTAAATTCTTCGTATGTCCATCGATAGACAGGTTTTTTCTTTCCGCTTTCTGGGTCTACGGTAGCGTTGGTCCAATCTGCGATTCCATACGCTTGTCTATAGCCATTAAATATTTTTACGTATTCCTTCATAATTATCCTGTAAGTAGGCCGCTCAGTCTCCCGTACGGCCTACCCCATGCATGCTTTCCCTTTAAGGAAACCTAGAAGTGAGCTTTAGACCCTTTCGGTTTTTCTTCACCATGTTTAGCTGTAACACTTCCTTTAGAAATGTTTTCGCTAAATGTTTTTGCTTGTTGGTAAAGACTGGTATCCGTAATCGGTCCTACCTTACTTACATCCCAACCGAACCACGTTCCTTTGTCATTAGACATTTGTGTGGTTTTTAGTCTGTAAATATGGCTAAAAGATGCCGGTGTGAATAAACCGTTTTTGCCTTTTAGTTTTATACCCGACATCATTGAATTCCATTTTCTACTAATTTTTAATTGAGTAGATTTCATAGATATCAACGCAGTCGTTGGACTATCTCCTGTGATAATTACAAAATGAGACGCTGTCTTCTCTACATAGTTACCGTTAGGTAATCTATCTTTAAAGTTTGCATCTGCTTTTGTTTGAGACATGATGTCAGAAGAAGAGTCATGTACAGCTACTGGTCCCCCAGAGCCTTCTCCTCTATCTTTCCATTCCACGTACTCTAACTTATAAAATGCAGGAATGACATCTATGCCCTTCGCTCCATCGTATAAATCGCCTGACACAGAATTGTATATCATTCCTGGTTCAGCACCCTCGACATACTTACCATCACGTTTGTTAACTTCTGGTGAAAGCTGTCCAAGGATTTTTAAAAAAGGTAGAGCTAGATCTTGTTGACCTATGTTGCCCAAACCTTTTGCTGCATCTTCTTCAAACACATTTGCCGGAAGTGGTGCAGACTTTTTCTCTGTTACTTGGTTCATTGTTATTTGCTCCTTGTTATTTTTGTTCTGTTGCCTGTGAACATGT